CAAGATTGGTAATCCTTGGTTCTCAACATATCCATATGCTCATTTTTTAGAGAGTTGGAATAGTGGAAAATATCATTGTATTTTTATAGATTATAAACAGGCGATGAAGGAAGGTAGAGTTAGAGAAGAAGATATTGATGAAGCAAGAAGTAAACCTTTTTTTGGAGTATTATATGAATGCGAGTTTCCAAGTGAGAACGAAATAGATAGCAATGGATTTAGGCAATTGATTTACAAGCAATACATCAGGACAGGAATAACGAAGGAAGCATTAAAAGAGATATTGAATAAAGAAAGAGGATTAGGAAAGTACACATTGAAACTTGGTTGCGATATCGGAGGAGGAGGAGACCTTAATGTTTATGTTTTAAGGTTCGGTCCATTTGCCATTGTGGCAGGTTCTAACAAAAGCAATAACACAATGGTCAATGTTTCAGAAATAGAACGTCTAAAGGAAGAATGGGGCTTTGAGTGGGTAGATGTGAGCATAGATGATATCGGTATTGGTAGAGGAGTGTCAGACAGATTGAAAGAGAAGGGCTATCGTGTCAATGCTGTTGATGTTGGAGCAAGGTCAAGATTTAAGGATACCTTCTTTAACCTCAAAGCAGAGCTTTACTGGGCCGTAGCAGATTGGATTAGAAGGGAGAATACCAGATTAGAGCAAGACGAACATTGGGTACAGCTTTTATGGATTAGATATACAACAACATCAGAAAGAACAGCGAAGATAGAGTCAAAGGCCGATCTCGTAGCGAGGAGTGGTAAATCTCCGGACTTCGCAGAAGCTCTTATGCTAACTTTCTATGAGAAACCTTTTATTGGAATAATATAAAAAAATAGATGAAGCTAACAAAGCATAAAATAGAAACAAGAGAAGAAGAAAAGTGGTTTAGTGTTATCAAGCAGAAGGCCAAAGAAATAAAGTTTGGTTGTTTAGAGTTTAGTTTAGTAATTAAAGGTGGTCAGGTGGTTGCTTTAAGAGGAATAAAAGAGGTTGAAACTTACAACATCTCTGGGAAAGAGTAATTGCTCTTGACAGCATTTTTGATATTGCTATAATTATATTAAGAAAATATAAATCCTTGAAGAACAAGGATAGCCAGTCCCTAAATGGGCTAAATTGGTTATCCTTGTTTTTTATTAAAATGGCTGAACAAAAATCATTATCAAACTCAATACAATCTTTCTTATCTAACTTTACTAAAAAGAAAACTTGGTATGGTTTGTTTAATTCAGCAACTTTCAATTACACTGATTACGAAAAGAGAAGTGGACTTGATTTGTACAAAATATCTCTTTACCTTAACAAGGCATTAGATAAGAGAGCCGAAAAGATTGGAAGCACAGAATGGATTGCAAGAAACACTGCCGGAGATGTTATTGAATATGCAGAAGGAAAAGGAGATGCAGATTGGATCTATAAACTATTTGCTAAACCTAACTCTTTAATGACAGGTAAGGAGTTCTTTTCAACCTTACAAAAACAGAAAGATGCAAACGGAAAGGCCTATATTTTAACAATATCAGAAGTTAAAGCTCCTGATTTAGAGTTTGATACACCGGCTCCTAAAACAGACAAGAAAAAGAAACCTATTACAGAGATGCACCTTTTAGCTCCTGAATGTGTTGTTGAAAAATACAATCAAGAACTAACACAGATTGTTGAATACGAGTATCATACTTCTAAAAATGGAACTATAAAATACAAACCTGAACAGATTATCAGAATTGTTAGAATAGATCCTGCCAGTCCTTTACAGGCCGAGAGCTTGATACAAAGTGGAAAGAAGGCAGTATCAGTTGGAATACAATTAGACGATTACCAATCAAATGTTTTGAGGAACGGAGGAGCTATCAAGGGAATAATGAAATACAAAGGCGAGGCCTTGACCAAAGAACAGATTGAAGAACAGAAGGATAGATACAAGGAGCAATATGCAGGAGCAGACAAAGCAGGAATACCTTTGTTTATTGGTGGAGATTGTGATTATCAATCAGTAGGATTAAACCCTGAAGAAATAGGATACCTACAAAGCAAGAATGCTAACCTTAATGACATTTGTATTTTAACCGGAGTACCTAAATCTATTTTAGGAAACTTTGACGAGATTAAGTATGACAATGCTGATGCAAGTATTAAGATATTTTTGAAGGAAGTTATCACTCCTCAAGCAGAGGAATTGAAAGAGGCCTTTAACTGGACAATCATACCTGAAAACATTGACCTTGATTTTGTACCTTTCGTTGATGAAGAAAAAGAAACAATCCAAAAGACAATGGAAGTTTCTAACAATTCTTATTGCTTAACTACAAACGAGAAAAGAAAAATGATATCTAAAATCAGTGGACAGGATTTACCTGATGTTGAAGGAGGTGATGAGATATTAGCTCCTTTCAGCTTGACTCCTATTAGCTCAATATCAGAGCCAAGAGAAGATACTCCTGAAGAAGAACCTGAAGAAAAGGAAGTTAAGATTAAATCTTTCAAACCTATTCTAAAAGAAGAAATGAGAGTTAACTATGCCGAGACAGTCAATAAGTACATAGACCAGAGGGCAAAACAATTACAGGAAGGAGTAGCTGTGTTCGCAAAACATCAGGAAGATAGAATAATGAAACTTTTAGGATTGGCTACAAAAGGAAAGAGCAAAGTCAAGGTTGAATTAGACGGAGAGTTTAACGAAGAAGTAGGATTGGCAATCAAGTTTATTACACCTTATTTAGAGGAGTTTATCAGCGATGCCGGAAACGGAGCATTAGACCTTTTAGGAATAGATAAACCTTTGGCCATGACAGAAAGAATGAAGAAGGTTATTGAGAAGAAAGCAAAGTTTTATGCCAAGACAACTACAAAGACAACTTTCAAAGAGTTAGAAGATACATTATCAGCCGGAGCAGAAGCAAACGAAACAATAAATCAATTAACAGACAGAGTTAAAGTAGTTTTCAACAAGTTATCAACAAGTAGAGCAGAATTGATTGCAAGAACAGAAGCAACAACTGCCAACAATGACGGATTGCTTGAAGCATACAGACAATCAGGAGTAGCAGAAGGAAAGGAATGGATTGCTGTTATGGACGATAGGACAAGACCGGAGCATGCCATGCTTAACGGAGAAATAGTAGGATTAAACGAAAACTTTAGTAATGGATTACCTTACCCTCAAGAATATAATTGTCGCTGTGTCATTGGACCTGCACTTGAAGAATAATTAAAAATAAAAACATGAGTAAAAAACTATACGAATTATTAAATGTTAAAGTTAAAGGAGTTGATGAAGAAACATCAACATTAGAAGCTGTTTTCTCAACTGAAGATGAGGACAGGCACGGAGATATTGTCAGACAGAATTGGGATCTAAAACAATTCAAGAAAAATCCGGTTATTCTAAACAGCCATAATTATTGGAGTGCTACTGATGTTATCGGTAAGGCCGAGAAGATTGGTATTAAGAACGGACAGCTTGAAGGTAAGATTAAGTTCGCAGTAGAAGAAAATCCTATTGCAAAGATTATCTTTGACCTTTACAAGAATGGTTTCCTAAATGCCTTTTCAGTAGGTTTCATTCCAAAGGAGTTTTCAGACAAAGGCGAGATATTGAAATCAGAATTACTTGAAATATCAGCAGTTTCCGTTCCGGCCAATGCTTATGCCCTTGCCAAGAGTGCAGGTATAGACCTAAAACCTCTTTTTAAGGACATTACAGATACTTTGGGAGGCGAAGAACCTGAAGACGAGGAAATAGACGAGGAGGAGGAAGAAGAAGCTCCTGAAGAAGAAATAGAGGCAAATAAGGAAGAAGAACCTGAAGCAGTAAAACCGGAGGAAGGTGAAGAAGAACCGGAAGAAATAGACGATCCTGAAAAAGCGAAGGAAGATGCTTTGAAAGATATTGAGGAAGAAGAAAAAGAACCTAAAGAGGAAAAAGTAGAAACATGTCCTTTAGAAGGTTGCGAAGCTGAAAAGCAAGTTAAAGAAAAATTAGATACAATGTTAAAGTTAGTAAGAGACACTGGCGAGATATTAAAGGCCGAAACACTTCAAGAAGGAGTCCGAGCCGGTGTAAATAGATTGCTTAACAAAGCAATCAGAGAACAGGTTAGAATAATTAAAAATAATAAATAAACAACAATGAAAGTTAAAAGAAAAATCATTGAAAACGGAGTTGAAAAGGAGATTGAGGTAGAATTGTCTCAATCAGAAGAAATCCTTTTGAACGAAACAAAGGCCATGGTCCTTGAGGCCTCAAAGCAAGTTGCAACTGATGCAATCGGTGCTATCAAGGAGGAAATGAGTAAGAAGTTCAAAGAGTTCTGCGAAGAACAGGCAGTTGCTATGAAAGCCGGTGCCGGTATCTATTCTGCCGAGGCCAAGAAAGACAGAAAGGCCATGAATGACAGATTTAGAAAAGGTATCACTGCTGTATTGAACGGAGACATGGAAGCTCTAAAGACAATCTTCCAAAAGGAAATGACAACTGATGACACTGGCTCTCCTTATGCAGGTTATACAGTTGATGCTGAATTGGATGCAGAAATCAGATTGCTACAAGGTCAGTATGGTGTTGCAAGAAGAAACATGGAATTGTTAACTCTTTCTAAACACTCATACAAGGCAAACGAATTGGCAACTGATCTAACTGTTGCTTGGATTGGAGAAGGTAGCTCAATGTTATCTACTCAATGGGTGACTGGACAGAACGAGCTTTCACTTCAGAAGTTGTATGCTATTATCACTTTCACAAACGAGCTACTTGAAGATACTGAAATTGATTTGTTCAGATTTGCTTCAGAAAGAGTTGCTGAAGGAATGGCTTACAAAGAAGATTTGGCTTTCTTTAGAGGAGACGGTACAGCTACATACGGTTCATTCACTGGTTTGTTAGCAAGTACAACAGTCAATGCAGAAACAATGACTGGAACTACATTTGCTTCATTAACAGCCGATGACTTGATTGATATGGTTGATGCTACTCCAATTGGTGCTTTAGGTGGTGCAAAGTTTTATATGCACAGAAGTATCATGAGTATTGTTAGAAAGTTAAAGACATCAACTACTAACGATTACATTTATCAGAGACCTAGCGAAAGTGGTCCTGCTACTATTTGGGGATACCCTGTTGAGCTTGTAGAAGCTATGCCTACGATCTCTGACTCTGCTGATGACACTGCCTTCATTATCTTTGGAGATTTGAAGAAAGGTTGCATCTTCGGTCAGAAAGGTGGATTGAGAGTAGAAAAGTTTGATGCTGGTACAATTAGAAATGTTGCAAACAATGCAGACATCAACTTATTAACACAAGACAGACAGGCAGTTAGGTTTGTTGAAAGAGTTGGATACATGCAATCTATTACCGGTTTCAGAATACCTATCACAGTCCTATCAACAAACACAGCTTCAGCTTAAGTTTAAGGGCTTATCGGGGAGGTCAGTAATGGCCTCTCTAAATAAACTCTTATGAACAGATACACATACAAAAATAAAATAACTGGAGCAAAGATTTATACTAACTGCAAGGTTGAAGGAGAGCAATGGGAGTTAGTTTCAGAGATTAAAGACGGAATGATGAAGTCAGAAGATAAAAACGTAATTCAAAAAAAATGACAGACAGGGAATACACATCACAGCAAAAAGTTGAGGATTTTCTTAAGAAGACATTAGATTATTCTTTAACTGATTACATATTAGCAGTACAGGATTATATTGAAGGATATACTCGTAGGATTTTCAGTGCCTGTTCTTCTGCTTCTGCCAGATTGTATGACGGAATGGGAAAGCAGGAATTGCTTGTTGATGATTGTATTTCAATTACCAAAGTAGAATTAGGAAATGACCAATACGGAAATACTTTTACAGAAGTATTAAGCACTGGCACTGATAGATACATACCTTTACCAAACAACTACTCTGCATTAAAAGTACCGATTACCAAGATATTATTAACAAGCAGGATATTTGACTTCGGAATACAGAATGCAAAGATTACAGCGAAATGGGGTTATAGTGAAACTCCTCCGTCAGACATTATGTTTGTTGCAACAGTATTAGTAGCCGGAATGTATAATGCTAAAAACTCCGTCAACGGAATGAATAGCGAGACAATCGGAAGCTACTCTGTA